TCATTGTATGCAAGATTTCCGACTTTTGCTAACCAAGCTAAGCGAACCCCACAAGGCAAAGGGAAGGAGGAATGGATGCCTGACACGATCCAATGGACGCTCAACTTCTGTGCCGGCATGTGCGTGGCCCTGTTATTTGAGGTTGTCCGCATTCAGATAAAAGTCGATGACATAGAAAAGCGTCTCATTCCCCAAGACCAGAAAGAAGAAGGAGAAGGAAATGTCGATTGAGGAGCTTGAGAAGCGTGAGCGAGATGCTTACGAGGCTTTCATGGAAGCCGACTGGATGCACGCGGACGCCCTCATGGACGAATACCTCGATGCTGCCGCCGAGCTGAACGCTGCCATCTTGAAAGAGGCGAGCGGGCTGTGAGGCGCAGGTCTCCAGACTTTGAGAAGGGCTTCAACTACTGCCTGTTTCTCAACGTCATCGTGCTTTTAGCCGTCCTGTTCCTCTTGCTTTTGGTCAAAGCCCTAGAAGGGTGCTTATGAGCTTGAGTATGACCGCTTCGTAAATGATTTCGATGTTCCCCAGCTGAATGTTTGCGCTGGTAGATAGTGCACTTCTGTTCATCCGCTACGTACCCGTCTCCATCGGCGCCGGGCTTTTTGGCCTTCTCCTTGACGCCGATCGCAAGGCGGTACCTGTGTCGCCGGCAGGCAACCCTAGGCGACATGGAACGCAGCAGTCTCCCATGCCAAGCTGTTCCGCCTGACGAGACGGGCGCGCAGCGGATGAATGGAGCGTCCTTTGATAACCGCATCCGCCATTTGCCGTGAGCAGGGGGAGCCTGTGACGGCTGCAATGGCTCGGCAGCTGGCTCCGTTGAAAAGCCAGACAGTCAGGTGCGATGCCTGGCAAACGTAAGTCTCAGCGTCGTGCGGTGCGCATCCGCGAATCAAGACATCGTAAGTTCTCGATTCGTTCTCTGTCCGTCCGTTACCGCCAGGATGTGCACCTCAAGGCGCTGAGAAAAGAAGAGTGGCTCCGAGAACACTCCTTTGAATTGGAACGCAGGGGAGTGAACGGGAGCCACAGGCAAACACCCACCAAAGGAGGTGGACGCATGAATCATACCAAAAGCGCCTGGGCCAATCCGCTCAGCGAGTTCCAGCAGTCGATGGATGCGGCGGCGGAGAAGTTGCGCAACCAGCTCGAAGACCTCGAGCCCTACTGCGGATCGCAGGCGCTCAAGTTCGCCGTCATGGCGGGTCTGCAACCGCAGATGGCCTACACGGTCTCCGAGACGTCCAAGTATACGGGGGTCTCGGCAAGCACCCTTTATGCGGAGAACAAGGCTGGTCGACTGCCATTCAAGACGGTCGGCAGCAGGAATGCGCTCATAAGAGTGGTCGACGTCGACAAGTGGATGGAGGTTCGTCCCGATGGCCGTTAGGATTTTCGATTTCCTGTCCGACCGCTGGATGCGCCTCAACCCGAAGACGCGCCTTGTCATCGCGATGACCGTCCTCATCGCAGGGCTCATCTATGCCGGATGGCTCGAAGGCACCGCTCCGAGCGGCATGTACTACTAGGAGGTGCCGATGGTCGGCTTCTTTGGATGGACCGCCGAGCGCGGTCGAGACGGCAGCTGGTTCGCGACCAAGTTTGTCGAGAAGGGCCCAACGAGGGGCAGCGCGACCGGAATCGTCCGCTCGCGCCATCTACTGGTCAACGTCAGCAAGTCCGCTAGCAAGGAAGCTGCGATGCGTGAGATCAAGCGTCTCTACGTAATCGGAGCGCTGCAATGACGGAACCGACCGAAAACAATGGAGAAAATGTGGAATCGGGGGTAGTTGTCCCTCGCAAAAGGGACAACTCATATTTCTGGCGCTCTGACGAGGACAGATACATCAGGACGCACAGGATGGACGGCTATCTGCTGCTGTCGGAGATGATGGCGGGACGTGGCTGGCCGAGGTCTCCTGAAGCCATCAAGAAGCACGCCAAGAGGGTGCTCGGAATCAACCTGAGCAAATACCCAGAATCGGGGATGCACCGCTGCATCTCGTGCGGGAAGTGGGACGTGCGCCCCAACTCCCATGCCGGGCGAATGGGGCTCTGTCCCGCCTGCTGGAGACGAAGGCAGGCGGAGGCGATCCGCGAGGGCATGGACGAGAAGAAGGCGGAAGCCGAGTACCAAAGGGAAAAGAAGCGCAGGCGCGATGCGAGAAAGCGTCTGCAAAGAGAGAAGGAAAAGAACAATGGAAGAGACTGTGGAACAGGTTCAGGCGACGCCCGAGCCCGTGAAGATCTCGGCGCTTGAGCTCGAGAACGTCAAGCGCATCAGGGCCGTGGCGCTTCGTCCGACCGAGAACGGCCTGACCGTCATCGGCGGTCGCAACGGACAGGGCAAGACCAGCGTGGTCGATGCAATCTCGTGGGCGCTCGGCGGAAAGCGCAAGCAGCCGTCCAAGCCTAACCGCGAGGGCAGCGCGACGCCAGCGAAACTGCACGTGGAACTGAGCAACGGCCTCGTGGTCGAGCGCTCGGGCAAGAACGCCTCGCTCACCGTGACCGACCCATCAGGCAAGAAGGCGGGCCAGAAGCTTCTCGACAGCTTCATCGAGGAGCTCGCAATCGACCTGCCGAAATTCATGGTCATGACCGACAACGAGAAGGCTCAGGAGCTGCTGCGAATCATCGGCATCGGCGGCGAGCTGGATAAGCTGGACAAGAAACTTAACGAACTGAAGAACGAGCGCCTGGACATCGGCCAGCGCAAGCGCGCCAAGGACAAGATCGCCGAGGAGATGCCGTTCTTCCCCGATGCCCCCGACCATCGCGTGTCGCCTGCCGAGCTCATCGAGCAACAGCAGGCAATCCTCGCGAAGAACGGCGAGAACCAGCGCAAGCGCGAGAAGGTCGGCATCATCAAGCAGCAGCGCGACAACCTGAACATGCTGTGCGACAGCCTCAACAGCCAAATCATGTCGCTCAACGAGGAGCTGAAGCGCAAGACCGAAGAGCTGATGAAGCTCACCGAGGACTACCAGACTGCGCTCAAGGACGCAGCCGACCTCGAGGACGAGAAGACCGATGAGATCGAGCAAAGCATCGCCGACATCGATGCGCTCAACCAGAAGGTCGAGGCGAACGAACGCCGCAAGCAGGCGCTCAAGGACGCCGAATCGCTCGGTGACGATTACAAGAGCTGCAACGGCGAGGTCAAGGCCGTCGAGGACCAGCGCAAGAAGCTGCTCGAAACCGCCGAGATGCCGCTGGACGGCCTGACGGTCGAGGACGGCAAGCTGGTGTACAACGGCGCGGTCTGGTCGGACATGAGCGGTGCGGAGCAGCTGCGCGTGGCGACGGCGGTCGTGCGCTCACTCAAGCCCGAGTGCGGGTTCGTACTGGTCGACAAGCTGGAGCAGATGGATTCGCAGACGCTTGCCGAGTTCGGTGCCTGGGCCGAATCCGAGGGCCTGCAGGTCATCGGCACCCGTGTCGCCACCGACGACACCTGCTCGGTCATCATCGAGGACGGGCGCGTGGCCGAGGGCGCCGGACAGCTGAAGGTCGAGATGCCCGAGATTAAGGTAGAGATTCCCGAAGTCAAGATTCCAGCCATGCAGTTCGGAGGTAGCTTCTAATGACGTTCAAGATCACCCGCGGTCAACGCCTCCGCCCACAGAAGGTCGTCATCTACGGCCCCGAGGGCGTCGGCAAGACGACGCTGGCGGCTCAATTCCCAAGCCCCCTGTTCATCGACACCGAGAGCTCGTCCGACTATTTGGACGTCCCGCGCCTGCCGGCCCCCACGAGCTGGCAGATGCTGCTCGACGAGGTTGCGTGGATTCGCGATTACCCCGAGGAGTGCGGAGGCACGCTTGTCTTGGACACCGCTGACTGGGCGCAAAAACTGGCGGTCGATGATATGTGCGGCGCCATGGGCTTCAAGAGTATCGAGGAGGCCAACTACGGCAAGGGCTACACCTACGTCACCGAACGCTTCGGAAAGCTGCTGAACATGCTGAGCGAGGTGTGCGAGCGCGGCTGCAACGTGGTCGTTACCGCCCACGCGATCATCAGCAAGTTCGAGCAGCCCGATGAGATGGGAGCCTACGACCGCTGGGGCCTGAAGCTCATCGACGGCAAGAAGGCAAGCGTCGCGGCGATGCTCAAAGAGTGGGCGGATGCGGTGCTGTTCGCCAACTACAAGACCATCGTCATCACCACGAGCAAGGACGGCAAGGTCGGCAAGGCCCAGGGCGGCAAGAACCGCATGCTCTACTGCTCCCATGCAGCCACGTGGGACGCCAAAAACCGCTGGGGCCTGCCGGACGAGATTCCCATGGAGTACCAGCAGTTGGCACCGTTCATCCCCGTCCCGCAATTCGCAACGCAGCAGCCGCAGGTGCAGCAGCAGGTGCAGCAGCAGGCGGTCGAGACGGTCAACGTCTCCACGGTCACGCCAGAGCAGATCGAGCAGGCGCGAAACATTCCCGACCCGTTCGAGCCGGAGCGCCCGGCATACCTCAAGCCGCTCTATGACCTGATGCGGCGCGACGGCATCAGTGCGGAGACGGTGAGCGAGGCCATCTCCACACGCGGTTATTTCCCCGAGGGCACGCCGGTCGAATCTCTGCCCGAGGATTTCGCAAACTTCCTCGTCGCGGTGTGGGACGGGATGCGCGAGTACATCAATTCCGGCATGGCAGCCGGTCGAAAGGAGTAAGAAATGGCAAACGATATGGGTCAGTCCTTTGGGTGGGACGGCGAAATCGATGCGGTCGAGAACGAGTTCGAGCTTATGGAACCCGGTGAGTACTTTGCGACGGTCGAGAACGTCGAGCGCCAGCAGTTCAACGGCAGCGACAAGATGTGCGCCTGCCCCATCGCCAAGGTGAACGTCCGCCTGGACAACGGTCGCGTGCTCTCCGACCGTCTGTTCCTTAATTCCAAGAGCGCTTGGAAGATCACCCAGTTCTTCGTCTCGATCGGGATGCGAGCGGTCGATGCCCCCAAGGAGCAGAAGCTGAAGATGGATTGGGTCGGCGCGGTCGGTCGCCGCTGCAAAATCAAGGTCGGCACCCACGAGTACAAGGACAAGACCTACAACGAGATCTCAGAGTGGATGAAGCCCGAGGCGCAGGCCACGGCACCCCAGCAGCACGTCTACGGCAACGCCAATCCTGAACCTGTCTCACCTGCATTGCAGGGCATGATCAACCAGACCTTCCAGCAGGCGCAGGCCGCGCAGAACGGGGGCTTCTAAGGAATGAGATTCAACCTGCGTCCCTATCAGGAGCAGGCCATAGCCGCAATCGAGGAGCGTTGGGAAGCGGGAGACCGCGCAACGCTCCTCGTACAGGCAACGGGCACCGGCAAGACGATTGTCATGGCCGGTGTCACAGAGGACGCGGTCCGCGATGGCGGTCGCGTCCTCATTCTTGCCCATCGCGGCGAGCTGCTCCAGCAAGCAGCCGACAAGCTGCAATCATCCACGGGCCTGCGATGCTCGGTCGAGAAGGCCGAGGACACAAGCGTGGGAACCTTCGAGCGCGTGACGGTCGGATCCGTCCAGACCCTGTGCCGGGAGAAGCGCCTTCGGGCGCTCGGCAGGGACAGGTTCACGCACATCCTCATCGACGAGTGCCACCACGCCGTCTCGTCCAGCTACCAAGCGGTCCTGGACTACTTCAACGGCGCGAAGGTGCTTGGCGTGACCGCCACCGCGGATCGCGGTGACCGCCAGAACCTCGGCAAGGTGTTCGACTCGCTGGCATTCGAGTACAACATGCCCGAGGCCATCAAAGACGGTTATCTCTGTCCCATCAAGGCGCAGACCGTGCCGCTCCAGCTCGACATCTCCAACGTCTCGGTTCGCTCCGGCGACTGGGCGGCAGACGAGCTGGGCACAGCGCTCGACCCTTACCTGCCGCAGATCGCCCAGGAGATGAAGAACGCCGGGCTTGAGGAGCGCAAGACGGTCGTGTTCCTGCCGCTCATCAAGACAAGCCAGAAGTTCTGCCGCCTGCTCAACGAGTGCGGATTCCGCGCCGTGGAGGTCAACGGGCAGAGCGAGGACCGCGCACAGATTCTCAAGGACTTCGATGACGGCAAGTACGACGTGTTGTGCAACTCACTCCTTCTGACTGAAGGATGGGACTGCCCGAGCGTCGATTGCATCGTCAACCTCCGACCGACCAAGAGCCGTGCTCTCTTTGCTCAGATAGTGGGTCGCGGCACTCGCCTGTCCCCTGAGACGGGCAAGACCGACCTTCTGCTGCTCGACTTCCTGTGGATGACCGAGCGTTTGGAGCTTGTTCGGCCTGCAGCGCTCGTTACGAGCTCTCGGGAGGTCGCGCAGAAGATGACCGCCATGGTCGAGCAGGCCGGATGCCCGGTCGATTTGCAGAAGGTCGAGAGCAAGGCATCTGACGAGGTGGTAACTGAGCGCGAGGAAGCACTCGCCAAACAGCTCGCCGAGCAGCGCAAGAAGAAGGCAAAGCTGGTCAACCCGCTGCAGTACGAGATGTCAATCGCCGCCGAGGACTTGAGCGGCTACATCCCCGAGTTCGCCTGGGAGATGGCCCCCGCCACAGACAAGCAGAAGGCGGCACTCGAGAAATACGGCATCGACGCTTCGGAAATCTCCAACGCCGGCAAGGCGTCGAAGCTGCTCGACCGAGTGAAGAAGCGCCGCGACAGCGGGCTCAGCTCTCCCAAGCAGATCCGACTGCTCGAGCGTCGAGGATTCAAGCATGTCGGCACATGGTCTCTGGATGCGGCGAGTTCAATGATTTCCCGTATCAGCGCGAGCGGATGGCGAATCCCGAGCGGCGTGAACCCTGCGACGTACGTACCGAATGAAAGGAATGAATAAGATGGCAATTGAGCTACCTAGAGATGCGAACGGTCAAATCATCCCGATCGACACAACCATGATGTACCGCGATGACCGCAGCCAGTTCCATGTGACAGATTTCTTCTACGAAGCGAAGCCTGATAGGTGGTATGCGCGTAATGGAAGCATATGTGTCGAAACCAGTAGGTTGTATCTCGACGCGTCTGAAAAAGATAGCTTGGAGAAGCTGGCGGCTGATATAGACAGGACTCTCAACCATCCCAATTGACTTGTCTGCGCCTATGCCAACCGCAAAAGGCGCGAGTGCAATGGCTGCAAGCTCAGCGGGCATCTAAGTTGTCTCAAGGCTTTCACGAGCGACATTTCGTCCCGTGTCCACCGCTTGGCTGGTGATGCCGAATGAGCGTCGAACTGCCAAAAGATGCCGAGGGGCGCGAGATTCCACTGGACACCGTTGCTCTATATGACGATGACGGCAACGTCTACAGCGTCCGCCGATTCATCTACACGACCGACTTTGACTTAAGCGACAAGTGGATGAACAGCTGGTACATAGTCGTTGATGACTATAAAACTGCCAAACCTGAGCAAATGCACCTCACCTCACCCGACAGCTGGGAGAAGCTGGAGGAGGACTTGGACAGGTGCATCGAGGAGAGCGACCTTTGCATGTACTACAACAACCAGAATCCGGACTGTAATAAATGCACCATCTCCGGCAATGAATCGCGTGGTTGCACTTCGGTAGCGCTTGAGGACATCAAGAAGCGCATCAGCAAGCTGAGGGGCGAGGCCTGATGAAGCGTCAAAAGACGGTAGAGGCCTACACGTGCGACTGCTGCGGGGCAGAGATTGATGATAGGGCAGATGCGAGCATTACCGCTTACTGCAATGGCGACATTTGCTACGAGTGGTGGGCTAAAGGCGATTATTGCGAGCGCTGCGCAGATATGCTGGTCGGCGCGATTGCGGCTGCAATTCCAGTGCCAGAGCGTTATGAGGATAAGTTTCGCGATCATGATGCGTGCGTCGAGTGCGAGGTTGGTCTGATTAACAACCAGCGTGAGTTGGGAAGTGAGTGAAATGACCAAGGCATCGACCAAATACAAGGTCAGCAAGAAGGTTATCAAGCGCTACTTGGCAGACCATGACCTCACGCAGAAGCAGTTGGCTCAAATGGCCGGCATCACGCCCGGTGCGCTTAGCGCTCTCATCCGATGCCAGCGAGACATGCGCGTGGGCAACCTATTTGCACTTGCCGACGCGATGCGGATGGACCCGCGCGACCTCGTTGAGAAGGTGAACGAATGATTACCGATGAAGAGCGCCGCAAGGTGGCGGCAAATATACGAAGCGCAGCCGAGAGAGCCAAGGATAATCTGAACGATGATTCCAATTACTCTAAGCTCGCCGTGCTCTATGTTGTGTCCTGCGCGGTTCGCGGGGTTCAGCACTACAAAGACCTGCTACACCTTGCCGACCTAATCGACCCGCCGACAACTCCTTACATCTGCGAGAAATGCGGCGGCGAGTGGCCGTCCGACATCATGTTCAAGCGCTGCCCCTACTGCGGGGAGGAGATTAAGCGATGACTACCGATGAACTGGACGAGATCGCGAAGAAGCTGACACTGTGTTCACTTGATTCTCTCGGCGGTGAGAGTCTGCAGAGGGCACTTGCCAGAATCACCAAGGCGCCGGCTACTGACTGACGCACCGTGATGGGGCATATCGCAGACCTCATCGGCCATGGCGTCTGCTACAACGTCTACGACGAAAGCGAATATGGTGCCTGCGATAACGGCTTCGAGTGCTCAGTCTGCGGATGCAGGGTCGAGGACGAGGAGCACTACCACGTGAGCGGCACGTGGAACTGGTGCCCCCAATGCGGCAAGAGAGTGCGGCCGAAAAATGAGTGACGTCTACAAGCTGACGCAGAAGAGCGTCTGGACAAACAATATCGGCAGGCACACCACCTGGTATCTGCTGGATGAGCACAAGATGGGCTATTACATCGACTACATCGAGTGGACGGTGCAGCGAGACTGGGGGCCTCTCAGGCTGGATTCCGAGTGCATGGCCTTCCGCTACAACGGCAAGAAGGGCTGCGTGACCAGCTGGAGCGAGTGCACTACCGTCTGCGGCTTGGAACCGCAGGAGGCATTCGAGACCATCTGCGAGCGCCTCGGGATAAAGGTGAGATACCTCTAGCTGGAAAGGCCGGAACAATTATTTCCCTCAATAGAAAGGAACCAAACAAATGAATATCACCAAGCGAAGGGTCGCGTTTATCGCGGCCCTTGTTGTATCCGTCCTGGCAATCGTGATTGTCTGCGGTCTGGCTGGATGTTCATCGTGCAGCCGTTCGGTCAAGAGCATGAGCAGCGATTTCAGCGGTGGAATCAACCGTACCGTCACGCTCTACGACAACACGGGAAAGGAGATCAAGAGCTGGCACGGCAAGTTCGACATCGAATCGAACGACCAAGAGGTTTTCTTTGACGATGCCCAAGGCAAGCGCGTGATTATCCAAGGCGGCATTGTCGTAAGTGAGGAAGACTGATGTGCCTCAGTGAAAGCAATATCGCGCGCGCGTACCACCACGCGCTAAGCAAAACCCAGACCGTCCGTGATCTGTACACGCCAAACGGAAGTTGCGAAGGGTGCGGTCAATGCTGCTCGCGTTTCATTCCCATGAGTGCATTCGATATGGTGCGTCTGTCCGCCTATGTCATCAAGCATGGAATCAGACCGCATAAGCGCATGGACAGGAGCATTGATCTCACCTGTCCATATCTCACCACGTCTACTAATCGCTGCTCCGTGTATCCCGCACGCCCCGAGGTGTGCCGCGCATACCGCTGCGACAAGCAGATTTTGGAAATGCCTGCATTCTACGGTGCCGAGAGCATGCAAGAAGTGGACATGTTGGTATTTGCAAAAACCCAAGCGGCAGCATATGACGATTTCTTCGGAACATCAGATGACGAACCGTGCGGAATGATTGAGAAGGGGGAGGACTAAATGAAATTCTCACCGAACATCCAAATGATTCAAGCAGTGTTCGACAGTTCGAAACTTAGACCCTCATACGCCCACGGCGTGGAGGATGCCGGATGCGACCTCAAGGCGAACATCCCCAGCCCGCTCACCATCGAGCCTTGGAAATCGGTGTGGATTGGCACAGGAGTCCATCTGGCGATGCCGGAGGGCATGTTCGCGCTCCAGGCGCCGCGCTCGGGACTCAGCTGCAACCACGGCATTACGCTCGCCAACGCGCCCGGCATCATCGACCCTGGCTACCGCGGCGAGATTCGCTGCAAGCTGGTCAACCTCAGTGATGAGCCATATAGGGTCTACCCGCTTGAGCGAATCGCCCAGCTGGTGTTCCTGCCGTTCGTCAACGCCGTTTTCTCTGAGGTGGACAGCCTTCCGGGAAGCACGCGCGGCGAGGACGGCTACGGAAGCACGGGGGCGATGTGATGGAATATCAGGTAGGGAAGCGCTGCGCCACGTGCAAGTTCGCCAAGAACCCGCACACGACCAAGAGCACCGTGGTCGAGGTCAAGTACCTGACGTGCTGGCACAACCTGCCGCACGAGTGCCAGCCGTGGAACAGGTGCGATTTCTGGGAGCCTAAGGAGGTCGAGCGATGAACGGCGTCGAAAAGCTGGTCCAGAAGAAGCTGATGGAGGCCGCACGCGCGGTCGGCTTCTTGGAGGGCATGAGCACGTGGCTTTGGACGAAGGTCGGTCCCGATCTGGCCGATGAAGCCGTGGTCGAGTTCGAGAAGCGCGTCTCCGCGATAGCCGAGTGCTTCGGACTGGACGGGGAGGACAACTGATGTGCCAAGTGATGGGAGTCGACATGACTGAAGATGAGATTACGCTGACGAGGGATGCCGGCTGTCCCGAGCACTACAGGGGCGATGGATACATCACGTGCTCCCGTGCCATGAAGTCGGCGCTCGGCAGATGGCCTGCTACCACGGCTCTGTGCTGCACCATGGCGGTCTGGTGGTGGTGCTGCGCCTTCAAGTACGTGTGGAGGTGCATGGTCAAGGGCAAGACGCTCGAGGACATCAACAAGGCAATCGACTGCCTGCACAAGCTGCGCAAGGAGATCAAGCCGTTCCTGAAGTCGCAGGCGGAGGCCGACCACATTGTTGCTGGCGAGAGCGATGAAGGCTAACTGCAGGCGCGACGTCTGCCCACATTGCGATGATCACACCGCCGTGCGCATTGCATCTGGAAGGTACAAATGTGAGGGGTGCGGTCGCGAGATGCCCTTCAGGGAGGTCAGCTATCGGACGAGCGCGGAGGTCGAGGCTGCGAAGGAGAAAGTGCGGGCGCGAGCGAAAGAGTTCGGTCGCACGCACTCGAAGAAATATCTTCGCGAGCACGCCGACGAGATGAGTCAATCCGAACGCGAGATGACTGAGCACTACCTCGAGGTGCAGAAGGAGCGCATGCACCAGAGGCATCTAAAAAAGTACGCAAAGCTCAAGAGCGACCCCGCGGCGTACGAGCAATACCTGAAGGCCAACAGGCAGAGAAGCGCCCAGTGGAAGCAGCGAAAACGCGAGGAATTCGAGCAGGTCAAGCAAGAGGTGAGCGACGAGCTCGCAAAAGAGAGGGAAAGGACAAGACAGATGGCAGGACATGAGACCATGCGCTCGACCGACTTGAGCGCACTCCAGGGCATCTTCTTCGAGGAGCTGGACAACCTGATGGCGCTCGACATCAACGGCGACGACGAGGCAATCGAGCGCGAGATCAACCGCGCGAAGGCGGTGTCCGATGTAGGCGCACGCGCCATCGAGAACGCGAACACCGCCGTTGGCATCATCCGCGCACGCTCCGAGATGGCCGGCGCGAAGCTCGCAAGCGTACCCGCGATGCTGAAGTCGTAAGAACGATGAGCATGGCCATGACGAAGGCGGAACATGCGTGGCTTCTCGACATGGCCCCGCGATTCCGCTCATGGGACGATCTTCTCGCCTCATTCGAGTGCGCCTTCGGCTACCAGCCGAAACGCCAGACCGCGCAATGCTACATCTCGAAGCACGGCGTGAAGCTGATGAACACCACCGTCCGCTGGCTGGAGCATCCGGAGTATGACGAGTTCCTGCGGGAATTCGTCCCCGGTCACTCCCAGGGCGAGATCATCGACGAGTTCGATAAAAGGTTCGATATAAGGTTGAGGGTTGCCCAACTCAAAGACCGCGAGTCGACGCTGGGCCTTAAGCAGGGCACGTTCGGCGGCAGGTTCGCACCGGGCACCGTGCCACCCAACAAGGGCAAGAAGCTGACCGATTACGTCAAGGACGAGCGGAAGCTCGCGAACATCCGCAGGTGCCAGTTCAAGAAGGGCGACGAGGTCCACAACGAGTGCCCGATCGGAACGGAGCGCGTGAGCAGGGACGGATATATCGAGGTCAAGGTGCCAAAGGAGGATGCGGACGACCGCGCCCACGGATGGTGGAAGCCGAAGCACCGGCTCATCTGGGAGCAGGTCAACGGTCGAAAGCTCCAGAAGGGCGAGAGCGTCATGTTCGGCGACCGCGACATGACGAATTTCGACCCCGAGAACCTCGTGATGGTCACGCAGGCGCAGCGGCTTTTCATCAACAGGCACAACATTCCCTACCACGATGCCGAGTCGCTGCGCACCGCCGTCTCCATGGCGAGGCTGAACGAGGCGATCGTGTCCGCCGAGCTGAGGCCGCGAAAGTGTCCGTGCTGCGGCAAGACATACAAACCGCAGTACAAGGCGCAGCGCACCTGCCGCGAGTGCCTGGACTCGGGGCGCAAGGCTAAACGCAGTTACGGATTCGTCACGTGCGCCAAATGCGGCGCGACGTTCGAGAAGTTGAGCGCACGGGGGAAGTACTGTCCAAAGTGTCGCAAGAAGAAATACAGAAAGGAGAAGAGCTGATGGAAGACCATAGCGACCTTCTGGACGCGCTCTCGGCAATCGACCCGTCCACGTTGAACTACCAGGAATGGCTTGACGTCGGCATGGCGCTCCACGAGAGCGGGCTTCCGCTCGATGCGTGGGACGAATGGAGCCGCAGGGACGCGGGCAGGTACCACGAGGGCGAGTGCGAGCGCAAGTGGCGCGGATTCGGCTCAGGACAGACCAGGGTCAAGTCTGGCACGCTCGCGAAGATGGCAACCGAGCGCGGATGGGTCCCTCCGCGTGCGTCCCAGGGCATGGGCGAGGCCCTGTCGTGGGACGGCGAGATCTCGACCGTGCTCATCGACCCGTCATGGGTGGAGCCGGTCGAGCTGCCCGAGACCGACAAGACCGGCCCCGAGGAGCTCGTCGAGTACCTCGGCCATCTGTTCGACGAGGACGACGTTGTCGGCTACGTGTGCGAGAGCTGGGACCGCGAGGGCAAATGGCTTCCAAAATCGAAGGGCTGCTACTCGCGCACCGCCGGCGAGCTGATGCGAGAGCTGAAGAAGTACGGCTCCATCGAGCAGGCCCTGGGCTCATACGACGACCGCGCCGGCGCATGGATCCGCATCAACCCGCTCGACGGCAAGGGCGTGGGCAACGCCAACGTCTCCGAGTTCAAGTACGCGCTGGTCGAATCCGACACACTCGCCAAGGAAAAGCAGCTGGCGCTCATGCAGGAGCTTCAGCTGCCGTGCGCCGCCATCGTCGATTCGGGGAAAAAGAGCCTGCACGCCGTGGTCAAGGTCGATGCCCGCGATTACAGCGAGTACCGCGACCGCGTCATGCGCCTGTACGACGTTTGCCGCAAGAACGGTCTCGATCCGGACGCCCAGAACAAGAACCCGTCCCGCCTGTCGAGGATGCCCGGTGCCATGCGCTCGGGCGAGCGGCAGCGCCTCGTGAGCGGCCCGTGCGGAAAGGCGTCGTGGTCGGAGTGGTGGGACTGGATGCAGGAGACGACCGACGACCTGCCAGACCCCGAGAACCTGGCATCCGAGTGGGAGAGCATGCCCGAGCTCGCGCCGCCGCTCATCCACGGCGTTCTCAGGCAGGGCCACAAGATGCTCCTTGCGGGGCCGTCCAAGGCGGGCAAGTCGTTCGCGCTCATCGAGCTGTGCGTGTCGATCGCCGAGGGCAAGCCGTGGTTCGGCTGGGAGTGCGCGCAGGGAAGGGTGCTATACGTCAACCTCGAGCTGGATTCCGCGAGCTGCCTCCATCGTTTTAAAGACGTGTACAGGGCTCTCGGCTACGCACCCGAGAACGTCGGGAACATCGACATCTGGAACCTGCGAGGGCGCTCCGTGCCGATGGACAGACTGGCGCCGTCGCTCATCCGCCGGGCGCTCAAGACGCGCCCCATCGCCGTGGTGATCGACCCGATCTACAAGGTCATCACGGGAGACGAGAACAGCGCCGACCAGATGGCCGCCTTTTGCAACCAGTTCGACAAGGTCGCCCAGCAGGTCGGGTGCGCCGTCATCTACTGCCACCACCATTCCAAGGGCCTGCAGGGACAGAAGCGCTCGATGGACCGCGCATCGGGCTCGGGCGTGTTCGCGCGAGACCCCGATGCGCTGCTTGACATGACCGCACTTGAGCTGACGGACGAGTGCACCAAGGCGCACTACGACTGGCGCAGGCAGCACGCTATATGGGGAGCCTTCGACAAATACCTGCCTGAATGGCGCTCCGTTGAGAAGTTCGTCGGCATCGATTCAGCCGATGACCTCCAGAAGTGGGCGAACGAGCCGGCAAACGGAGCGCCCATCGGGTTGCGCCGCGAGCTCGAATCCATCCACGAGAGCCTTCAGGAATCATCGCGCGGCTGGGCGGCGTGGCGCATCGAGGGGACGCTCCGCGAGTTCCGCAGCTTCAAGCCGAAGAACCTGTGGTTCGAGTACCCGGTGCACCTGCCGGACGAGACGGGCGCCTTGGCGGACCTGAAATGCGAGGGCGAATACGACCCGAGGGCCAGTCGCTCCAAGGGCAGGGAGGCATCCCAGAAGACCTTCAAATCGGAACAGCAGCAGAAGGTGAGCCTGATCCGCGAAGCCATGGAGCAGTGCGCCGAGGACGGGGTTGAGCCGACAAGGGCGAACGTGCTGGAGCGCATCGGTGAGGTCGAGTTCAGGGGCAAGCCCTTTGACATGAGGGCGCTTAAATACGCAACTGGAAACAGCGCAAAATGGAGTCCGTTCCGAGTAAAGGAAGGCACTGATTTACTCTTTGACAAGAACAATCAGGCGCTTGATTTCAACGGCGAAATCGACCTTTCGGACTAGGTTCTGATTTATATAACCCACTGGGTACAAACCCTAGGTATTACAGGTTTGTAGGGGTACAAAAACAGGGGTACAAACCTATTACTACGTAATAGGGGTTTGTACCCTACACCCAAGGGTGAGTACAGACACGTGCGTGCGGGCTAAAGCCGCGCCCGCACTCGTACGCGGGTGGCTAACGGTCTGTACACACCCCCGCGGTGTAAACGGGAATTCCGCGTTTCGCCGCTTTTCAAAAATTTCGACAACTGAATCAAACGAGAGGGGTTCGTTATGAAATTCGACCCGTGGACATTCGTCGGCTATCTGGTCGCGCTGGCATTGGTCGCGCTCGGGCTGCTGCTCATCCTGTGGGGCTGCCTCGCCGTGCTCGCGCAAATCAGGGGGCTCTGCTGATGGCGGGGGAGTGGTCGGCGTTTCTCGCCATGCCCGTGCCCACCGTCACGCACAACGCCCTTGAGCCGTTCATGCGCAAGGGCAAGCCAAGCATCCGTAAGTCCGATGAGCTGAAGGAGGCCGAGGACAGGATCATCGCCCGTATCATCGCCAAGGGCGTGCCGGACAAGCCGCTCGGCGGTGCGCTGAGGCTGCACGTGACATGGTGCTTCCACGTGACCGGAGACCACCGGCAGGGCGAGCCGCACCTTGTGAAGCCGGACACCAGCAACCTGCTGAAGACGCTCGAGGACTGCCTGACCAGATGCGGGGTTATCAGGGACGACTCGCTCATCTGCTCGCACGACCTGACCAAGGGATGGTCGGACCCGCAGGGAATCTACGTCCGCGTCGAGTGCATCGGCTTCGATTCGGGGGACGGCGCGCCGACCATAGGCACGGACAGATGAGAGGGAAGGGATAGCAGCAATGGGAGGAAACAGCGCGGGCCGCGTGCAGACCCGCAGGTTCCACAGGCTCAAGGCGGAGTTCTTCGCCAGATGCCAGGCCGAGCGCCCGGTGTGCTGGCTGTGCGGCCAGCCCATCGACTACTCGGCGGACCCCGGCACGACCTCCGACTCGCTGACGCTCGACCACCGCGTGCCCGTGAGCAAGCGGCCGGACCTGCAGGAGGACCCGGCGAACTTCGAGCCCGCGCACTTCGCGTGCAACTCGAGACGAGGCAACGGCGAGCCGCCCGTGAGCCTGGGAGTGCTGAGCCGCAAGTGGACAGCGGACTGACGGGGAGGGGCGGTAAGCGATCTACCTGCGGGTTTGGCGGACTACTATCCGCGTGTGCCTTCTTCCTCTCTCCCTGATATTCCGATTTGGAATACCCGCAGGTAGAGGGGTGTTTTTGATTGATGTTCGGGGAAGATGCCCCGAAAAACCGGCGGACGAGGTGATTTTGGATGAAGTTGGATGAACTTAAGGGCTTCTCAGAGACGTTTGAAGATGCCGTTTTGCACGCCGACTGGCTGAGAGACCAGTACGGCAATATCGCCCCGAAATTCGTTGCTACAGTGCGTCTGGGGCGGTCTTTGGCGCAGAAGCTCGATAAGCTGGAGCAACACGACTGGATAAACGCCGCCGACAAGCCCGACACGACAACCGTGAGCCAGTACCTGAAAGTCCTGGACGCGCTGAAGCTCAACCCGAGCTGCGACAAGTCCATCAAGGCCGAGCCGCAGAAGAAGAAGTCGAGCTCGCTGGCGGCATTCACCTCCGGGTTCAAGGTCGTGAACGGCTGATGAGTGTGCTCCACGTCAAAGTGGAAGAGAAGGGCTACGCCGAGCCGCGAATCTGGACCAAGCCGCTGCGCGAGCTCACGCCCGAGACCTCGCTGGGATTCGAGGTCATCGACTACGCCCGCGAGGTGCTCCACTCGGAGCTGCGACCTTGGCAGAAGTGGCTACTCATCCATGCGCTCGAGCTGAACGAGGATGGCAGCTACCGCTTCAAGAAGGTCATCGTCCTGGTGGCGCGCCAGAACGGCAAGACGATGCTCGCCAGCGTGCTTTCCAGCTGGTGGCTGTTCGTCGATTCGCAGCGCCACCCGGAGCGCGTCCCTCCCGTGAAGTTCAAGATCGTCGGCACGGCCCAGAACCTCGACATCGCGCGAGAGCCTTGGTCGCAGGTGCGCCTGTGGTGCAACCCGGAGCCGTCGAGCGAGGCGGAATCGGAAGTCGCGATAGCCGATTTGCAGGATGCGACCAACAAGGTCTCCGACACCAACGGCAAGGAGTACATCCAGGCGGCGTCGCTGGCGCACTACGAGATCCGTGCCGCCAAGAACGCCCGCGGCAAGCCCGCCGCCCGCGTCCTCATGGACGAGCTGCGCGAGCAGGAGAACTGGGTCGCGTGGAACGCAACCTCGCAGACAACCAAGTCGTTCTGGAGCGGTCAGCTCTGGGGAATCTCCAACGCCGGCGATGCGAAGTCGGTCGTTCTCGCCGCTCAGCGCAAGGCCGCACTCAAGGTGGTCGCCAGCTGGGAGAAGCTCGTCGAGAAGCGCGGCATGGACCCGTTCGAGTGGGCCGACAAGCACGATAACGCCATTGGCATCTTCGAGTGGTCGGGCCGCGACGGCTGCGAGCTGGACAGCGACGAGGACCTCCTGCAGGCGAACCCATCGTGCGGCTACGGCGGCATGACGCTCAAGTCGCTCAAGTCCGACATCGACGGCATGACCGAGGCGTCCTTCCGCACCGAGGTCCTCTGCCAGTGGGTCACGGCTGACGTGACGCCTTACGTTGATGTCGAGACATGGGAGTCGCTCACCGACAACGACAGCCGAATCCCCGAGGACGAGCGCGTCGTGCTCGCCATCGACACCAGCGAGGACCGCAAGACGACCTACATCGCGGTAGCCGGCGCACGCGGGGACGGCATGGATCACGTCGAGGTCATCGCTCGTCGAGACGGCAACCTGTGGGTGTCGAAATACCTCAAGTCCGTGCAGGAGGCATGGGGTATCGACGAGGTCGCCCTCCAGTCGAAGGGATGCCCTGCGGGGGACTTCCGCGACATGCTTGAGGAAGAAGGATGGACGGTCCATTCCATCGAGGGCAGCAAGCTCGGCTCCGTAGCAGGCAGCTTCAAGGATGCGGTGCTCGACGGGACCATCCGCCACACCGACCAGCCGGTTCTCACGCAGCAGCTCAAGTGCGCTGTCACCCGAAAGCTCGGCGAGGTAGATGTATGGACGCGCAGGGCATCGCAGGGTCAGATCTCGGCGGTTGTCGCCGCGAGCGAGGCGCTCTGGGCGCTGCGCAACTGCGAGCGACCGAAGCCCAAGGCCAAGCCTTCGCCCTATCCGCTGACGATTATCTAGGAGCTGACACATGCGTTTTTCCGACCGCATCAGGGCGGCTTACGATGGTTTCACGGGCAAATCCGAGACTGCCGAGAATGCCGCCGGGCAGTCCGAGACCGCCGCGCGGCACGTTTTTTCGTCCGCGCCGATGATTCCCCCCGGCTTGCTCGAGGACATCGCATTCGGCGATTACGACCGCCGCGACCTGTGGGCCGCCGAGTACAGCGTGCGCATGGTGGTCGATTTCGTTGCGAGCAAGATCGCGGCGCTCCCGTTCCATGCCTACCGCGTGAAGCCCAACGGCGACCGCGAGGAGGCTCCTAACTCCGAAATCGGCAAGCTCATCGCCGACCCGAGCTACGTTGCGAACGAGACCCGTTACCGTCTCATCCACTCGCTGGTGGTCGACATGATGCTCAACGACCAGTGGCTGATGCTGCTCACGATGGACGAGGACTACGACTACCGCCTGCGCCGCATCCCGTACGGCACGTACTCTGTGCAGTACAACGCGCTCGCGGAGCCGACTGGCGTCCAGATCAGCCTGCCGAACGGTCAGGTCAAATACGAGCTGCCGAACAAGAACGTCCTGCTGTCGCTCGGCTATCCCGGCGCGGTCGGCAACCCCAAGCCCATGTCCGGCGCCCTGGGGCCGCTGCTCACCGAGGCGCGCGAGCTGGCGAGCTATCGCCGCTTCATCGCCCAGAACGGCGGTCGCATCCCCGCCTACATCAAGCGCCCAGCCGGCATGGAGTGGGCGAGCGAGCAGGCGCGTAACGACTTCATCCAGGGCATGCGCGCCTACCGCAAGGGCGGCGGCAAGGACGGCGGATGGCCGCTTCTCGAGGACGGCATGGAGATCGTCACGGTCGACGCTTTCAAGCCCGTCGACATGGCCGACCTCGATGCGCGCGACCGTATCGGCATCGCCGTGTGTAACGCATACCACATCTCGCCCGAGAACGTCGGCATCCGCACCGGCAACAAGTCGAGCGTGGAGGCCTACAAGGACCAGCTGTGGAACGTCGAGCTGTCACCGTATGTCGTCCAGCTCGAGCAGCAGCTGAATCAGGTCATCCCCAAGGCGGTCGGCGAGGAGGACGTATTCATCCTCGCGAACATGGACGCGCAGCTGCGGGGTACCCCCAGCGAACAATACAAGGCGCTGAGCACGGCGACCGGTCGCCCGTTCATGTCCCTGAACGAGGGCCGACGCAAGCTCAACCTTCCCGCCAAGGATGACGGCGACGAGGTGATCGTCCCGCTCAACGTCACCCAAGGCGGTCAGCCGTCCCCGCAGGACGGCGGCAATACCCAGAACGCCCAGACGGGCGCGAGCCCGAACGGGAGGTAACAAGATGAGCAAGCTCGATTTCCTCAACTTCGAGGTCAAGGCCGTCCCCGAGGAGGAGGGCGTGTTCGAGGGCTACGCCTCCACGTGGGAGCGCGACCTTATCGACGACGAGATCACCAAGGGCGCATACGCCGAGACGCTTTCCGCCGACTACCCGGACGGCGGCGCGGGAATCCCGCTCTACTGGGGCCACAACTACGATTCACCGCTCAACTGCATCGGCGAGTCCCTCTCCGCCTGCGAGGACGATAAGGGCCTGAACGTCAGGTTCAAGTTCGACCTCGACACGAATGAGGGCAAGAAGGCTTACGACCTGCTCAAGCGCGGCCTCGTGCACCAGATGTCGGTCGGCTTCCTCGCGCAGAAGACCGCTTGGGTCAAGGACGAGGGCGACCAGTGGTCGCACCGCCGCATCGAGAAGGTCAAGCTCTTCGAGGTCTCCGTGGTGCCAATCGCCTGCAACCAGCAGGCCGAGGTCACCGACGTCAAGAGCGGTCGCGCCATCTCCAAGGACAACGAGTCCCTCATCCAGCAGGCCGTCCAGTGCCTGCAGGATGTGCTCAAGAATGTCGGCTCCGATGACGATTCCGATGAGGATGAGTCCGAGGAGACCGACGAGAAGGCTCATGCACTTGCCGAGCGCAAGTCTGAGATAGAGAAAATCGCCGAATACCTCGGCGGAGCAGTCACCGATTAGGAGGACAAACATGCGCATTAAGGAGCGTATCGCCGCCGAGAAGAAGGCGGCACAGGACATTCTCGCCAAGGGCGAGGAGAACCTCACCGATGAGGAGTTCGAGCAGCTGAAGCAGCACGTCTCCGAGGCCAAGAAGCTCGAGGAGCGCGCCGCCCTGCTCAAGGACGGTGCCGAGATCCTCGACAACGCCGCCGAGGGCAAGAACCCCGAGCAGAAGAAGGAGGAGAACGCCGTGACCGCCAAGAGCATCGGCGAGCATTTCGCCAACGAGCTGAAGGCCAAGGGCCTCGACGTCGCCAAGGCGAAGACCATCAACTTCGAGACCTCCGAGTTCAACGTCAAGGCCGCTACCGATGTGAACCTCACCGGCGGTCCCACCGGCTCTAACGCCCCGTACCTGACCGAGCTCGACACCCCCGTGTTCGCTCCGCGTCAGGACCTGCTCATCGTCAACCTGTTCGGCACCGGCACCATGGGCGGCCAGGTGCTGAAGTACCCGGTCTACGGCAAGCTCGAGGGCAAGCCCGGCGAGACCGCCGAGGGCGCAGCCGCCGCGCACACCCACTTCCCCGACCCCACCTGGGAGAACGATTCCCTACACACCATCACGGACCTGTGGGAGATCACCGACGACATGATCGACGACCTGCCTTACGTGGTGTCCGAGATCAACGACCACAACGACTACGAGTTCGACCTGGTCAAGGAGGACAAGATCTGGAACGGCGACGGCACCAGCGACAACATCAAGGGCCTTGTCGCTCGAATCCCGACCGACTCCGTCATCGACAACACCAGCACCGAGCCGCTCGAGGACCGCATCTTCACGGCGGTCACGATGATCAAGAAGAACGTCAACCGCACGGCTGACGGCCTTGTCATCAACCCCGAGGACTACAAGACCCTGCGCCTTAAGCGTGACAAGAACGGCCAGTACTACGGCGGCGGCTTCTTCCTGCCGCCCTACAACGGCACCGGCACCCTCGTCATCCAGCAGACCCCGTGGGGCCTGCCGACCGTGGTCACCCCGACCCAGGCGAAGGGCAACTGCGTGGTCGGTGCCTTCAAGACCGGCAAGGTCCTCTCCCGCGGCGCACGAACGCTGAAGACCAGCGACTCCCACAAGGAGAACTTCGGCTCCGGAATCACCGCCTTCCGCCTGAAGGAGCGCTGCACGCTGCAGGTCAAGTACCCGTACGCCTTCGTAAAGGTGTCCACGGACGAGACCGATGTCGTCGCGCAGTCCGACGATTCCGGCATCGCGGTCCAGTCCGACGAGCCCGCGGCCGATACCGCGACCGCCAAGGCCGCCAAGACCGCCAAGGCTGCAAAATAGCCTCGGCTGACTGATTGAAAGGGGGCATCATGACCGAATCTTTCCTCGGCGACCATACCGACTACAGCGGGCTCGATGTCCCCATGTTCAACGCCGCCGCCGTGAGCGCCATCCGCGGCTATTGCGGGTGGCATATCGCGCCGTCGATGGAGCTGTCCGGCAAGGTCGGCTCCGCTGGCGGCAAGATCATCCGCATCCCCGCGCTCAACGTGACCGACATCGCCAAGCTGACGATGGCAGACGGCACCGACCTTCTGGACGGTGCCCAGTGGAATGCAGGCGGTCTCGTCGAGCTTGCGTTGCCCGTCGAGCCGTGCCTGAGCGGCATCGAGTACACCGTCACCGCCGGATTCAACCCGGATGACGTTCCCGGCCTCATCGCGGTCGCGCTGCAGGTCTCCCGCCGGGCGGCGAGCGCCCCCGCGGGCACCGTGCGCTCCCAGAGCGTCAACGGCGCTTCGGTGAGCTATGCATTCAGCGGTGCCGGCGCGACTTCAATCCAGCTCATGCAGGACGAGCGCGAGATTCTCGACAGGTACAGGATTGCGAGGCTCCCATGAGCGGCTCTGATTTCGGCAATTTCGGTCGACCGCTCAAGCGCCTCCGCGCATCCCTCGTGGAAGACCCGTACAACCCCGCACGCACCGTGTCCGACTGGGGCGGCGAGGTCGATGAGCTCGTGTTCAACGGTTTCATCGCAACGGCATCCTCGGTCATGACGCCCGACGGTGCACGCGAGCAGGCGGTGACAGCCGTCACGCTCACGGTGGCTGACCCAACGGTCGACATCAGGCGCGGCGACCGAATCAAGGACGGCTCGCACGTCTACACGGTGGATGTCGTCCCTTCCGTCGATGCCAACCCGTTCACAGGATGGCAACCGACCCTCGAGGTCGGCCTTCAGGAGGTGGAGGGCTGATGCCGGCAGCAGGCCAGACAAAGGTCAAATTCAACGACAAGTTCTTCGATGACATCCTCAACAGCGCGGGCGTCGAGAACATGTGCCTGTCCAAGGCTCAGCAGGCGCTTGCCAACATCCGCGCGACCGCGCCCGTGGATACCGGTGCATATCGTGACGGGTTCCGCATCGAGGTACACAAATCTGCGCACCGAAACAGCTACCGCGTGGTCGGTCACGACTGGAAGACGATTTTGCTCGAATCCAAGGGCGGCTATCTCGCCCGAGCCCTGAAAGCGGTGAAGTAGATGCAGACGGTGGTCCCTCCCGATCTGGAGATGTTCCTCTGCGGGTATCTCCGCGCCGTCCTCGGAACGAAAATCGAGGTCGACAACCGCGAGCCGTCCAGCTTTGACGGCGGCACGCCCTATTGCGTGGTGCGCGACGATGGGGGCCAGAAGACCGGTCTCACCACCTTCGACCGCTCGGTCGGCATCTCCATCTATGCGGGGAACCGACAGAGCACACTACAGGCCGGAGAGCTTGCCAGACGCGCCTTCGCCGCGCTCACATCGCCGACCATCGCCTACGAGAAGGGGTCTCCCATCGCAGCGGTCATCGATGACGGATGCAACGGGCCGTACCGCGTGACGGACCAGCACGATTCGAGCAAGTGCTACATGACGGTCGAGTACTCGGTCGTCGGTGCAATTGAGGATTAAGGTTAGGGCTTTGCCCTGGAAAGGAGCCTGCAATGGCTAAAGACAAGCAGGGTAACGACCTCGCAAACGTAGGCGTGCCCATAACCGGTGCGATCTGCATCGTACCGTACGCCGAGGACAACGTCATCACGCGTACCATGATCAGTAAGAAGAAAGCCGCACCTGAGCTGCCCGAGGTGTACGCCCGCGGCACCTCCTGCCTCGGTCTCATCGCCAGCGATGGCGCACCGCAGGACTCCACCGAGTCCGGTGACGCCATCGAGTTCTGGCAGCAGGGCTACACTCTCAACGGCGATACCACCATCTCCACGGCATTCACCATCGCCGAGGACACCGACCTCGCACGCGAGTTCTGCTTCGGCGAGAAGCCCGATGCCGACGGTGTCATCGCCGTCGACACCTTCACGCCAGACACCAAGTGGATGGCGTACGAGGAGATCACCTACAAGAACGGCAACGTCGACCGCCGCGCCGGCGTCATCCAGGTGACCGCCAACGAGCCTGGTCAGGCCGAGCGCGGTTCCGTCCTCGGTCGCGCCATCACCATCAAGTGGGTGCGCGACGACCTCTACGAGGGCAAGGCATTCATCGAGGCGCATTGCACTCCCGCCGATGTCACTGCGGAAGCCAATGCTGCCGCCACTGGCAAGAATTCCTAAGCGAAACACAGCTTTCCCTTCTCTTGTTGGGCATCGCGCTTCGGCGCGGTGCCCTTTTTTTATCGGGGGACCCAGGCCGAACAATGTCCATGTCGTAAGAGGCTATTCGAGAGAAGGGAAAGTCGAGATGGCTGAAGAGAAAGAGTTCGAGCCGACTATCGAGGATTTCGAGAACTGGACCGAGGAGAAGGAGCAGGCCGAGTTCGAGCGCATCGCCGATGCGAACAAGGTCATGTATGTGATCGGCGACAACACGCTGTTCGTCCGCACGTCCGCCGGCAACGTCTACCGCCTGCCCATGTGCCCGAGCTATGCCGAGGTGTCCGCAATCCAGAGCGGCACCGATGACGATGCCATGGAGCACCTTTGCTCGCTCATCGAGGGCGGCAAGGGCGGCGCGGATGCCGTAGAGCGCTTCAAGTCCGAACCAATCCAGACGATGGTCGAGGTCCTCAAGGTCTTCGGCGAGAAGTTGGCCAAGGCCCAGGGAGCAACCCTGGGGGAATAGCCCGCTTCATCGCCGAGCTGAAGGAGCACGAGGACGCCGCGAGGGCAGATTTCGCGGCTAGGGGATGGAGCCTGCAGGCCGACCTCGGAAGCAGGCTCCGCTATGCGGACGCGATCGCGCTGTTCGGGGCGCTCTCCGGAGACCCCTCGACTTCGACTGGGGCGCACGTGGCAGGTCTCAAGTATCCGACCAGCTTCGCCGACATGTTCATCGTGGCGGCGCTGACGCAGAACAAGTTCCCATCTCCCATCCCGACCGAGGAAGAGCAGTTCCGCGCTGCCTCCTTCAAGGCCTCCGGCGATGAAGCGCAGAAGGCGGCAGAGAACATGGCGCCGCTGTTCGCTTCGCTTTACGAGTAACGAGATCGGGGGAGATCGCGCATGTCATCTGAGGTCGGTTCCGCACATATTTCGATTTTCCCCGTGATGACGGGCTTCCGCTCAAAGGTCAACAAAGAGGTAAAGTCGACCGGCGACGAAGCCAGCAATTCTTTTCAAAACGCATTCAGGAACGCAGGCGGCATCAGCGGTCGGCAGCTCGGAAAGCAGCTGAAGGAATCCTTCGCCGCATCCTCCAAGGGTCTCGCCGCCGATGCCCTCAAGGTCTTCACCGATGATGTCAAAGCCGCGACCAGCGAGCTGAGCAAAGCCCGCATGAAGCAGGCGGATGATGCCGGGCGCGTCCGTGTGGCGGAGATGAGGCTGCAGGATGCCATCGCCAAGTACGGCGAGGGCTCCACGCAGGCGGTCGCCGCCGAGGAGCGCCTGGCATCCGCACGCCGTAAATCCGAGCAGAGCGCCGCCGCCGTGAAGGCCGCGACCGAGAAGCTGAACATCGTCAACGAGTTCGCCGCCAAGGCGCAGCAGCAGCTGGCGCAATATACGAATCAATCGTCCAACGCCTTCGCCCGCGCCGCCAAGAACTTCCTTGCCGGTGCCAAGTCGCTGGACGCAGGCAAGAGCTCCGCTACCGGCATGGCTGGCGCCCTTGGTTCCCTCGTCCGCGCCGTATCCGGTATCGACATGTGGGGGCCGATCGCGGCGAAGGCGACAGCAGGTCTCGCCATGGTGAAGGCATCGATCGCCGACTTCGCCAGCAGCGCCAAGAACAAGATGCAGATCGCCGCAGCCGAGATCGGAAACGCCATCTCGGACGGTCTTTCTCGTGCTGGCAGCAAGGTGCAGTCCGTTGTAAGCAATATCGCGTCAAGGCTTCCGCGGCCGATTAAAAGCGTCTGCTCGACCGCGCACACGTGGTTCAGCAACGTCGAGACCGCAGCAAAATCCGTCTTCGACAAGCTGCCAAATTTTGCCAAGTCTGGCATCGAGGGCGCCAAATCTGTAATCTCATCCGGCATGTCCGCACTCGGCAGTATCGGCTCTGCAGCCGCCAGCGCCTTCAAGGGCGTGTCCACTGCCATTGTCGGTGTCGGTGCAGGCGTTACCGTCGCGCTTGGCAAGATGGCCGTCACGGGCGGCTTCAACCGCGCACTCAGCATCGAGGACGCGCGAGCGAAGCTGAAGGGTCTCGGCCACGATGCCGGCAGCATCGACGAGATCATGAACAACGCTCTGGCTTCGGTCAAGGGCACCGCCTACGGTCTGGGAGACGCGGCGACTACGGCATCCCAGCTCGTGGCATCCGGCGTCAAGCAGGGCGACCAGCTCACGAGCGTCCTCAAGACGGTCGGCGATTCCGCGCAAATCTCAGGTCGAGACTTCACGGAAATGGGCTCCATCTTCTCCAAGGTGGCTGCTTCAAATAAGCTGCAGGGCGAGCAGGTCAACCAGATTCTCGACTCGGGAATCCCCATCCTGCAATTCCTAGCCAAGCACTACGGCATCACCGCCGAGGAAGCCCAGAAGATGGTGTCCTCCGGCAAGGTCGACTTCGAGAACTTCGCAGCCGCTATGCAGGAGAACCTCGGCGGCGCAGCACAGTCCGCTGGCACTACGTTCAAGGGAGCGATGGCTAACGTCAAGGCCGCTCTCAGCCGTCTCGGCGAGAAGGCCATGACCCCCGTCCTCAACGGCCTGCGCGACATCTTCAACGCCGCCATCCCTCTGGTGGATGCCGTGACCACGAAGCTGACCCCCGTTTTCGAGCAGTTGGGAGACCTGGTCTCCAACACCATCGCGCCTAAGATTGTCGATGCCTTCGGCAAGATAACCGAAGTGCTCAACGGAGACACCTTCTCGGGCTTCTCCAACGGCATCCTTGCCGCAGTCCCCATCGTCGGTTCCCTCGTCGCCGCTGTCGGCGGCACGGGTCTTCTCGGCGTCATCGGAGACCTCGTCAAGAACATCCCGTTTGTCGGCACCGCGCTGTCTGGAATGTGCGGCGAGTCCACGCTTCTTGGCAATGCCATCAGCGTCCTCGGCGGTCCTCTCGGAATCATCCTGTCGCTCATCACGGGACTGGTTGCAATCAGCCCCCAGCTGCAACAGACGCTCGCGCAGGTCGCCGAGACGGTCGGCTCCGCGCTTACGAGCGCGGCATCAACGCTCGTCCCCGTGCTGCAAGACATCTTCGACAAGTGCACTCAGGCGGCATCCGAGATTTTCCCGGTGCTGGTCGAGTGCATGGGACAGATTTTCGAGACGCTCGGCACCGTGATCGCCCAGCTCGCCCCCGTGGCAGCTGAAATCCTACAGCCTTTGCTCGACTGCATCTCCAAGCTCATCGAGCCGCTGACCAACATCCTGACGGTCATCCTGCCGCCGCTGACCAGTTTGCTTGACGGTTTGATCACTTTGGTCGGCAGCGTCCTTTCGTTTGTGGGCCAGCTGGTCGCCGGAATCGAGTCGCTGCTGCTGCCCATCATCATGGCGGTCATTCAGGGCATCTCCGACCTGCTGACCAAGTGCAGCCCTTGGCTCGACCAGCTCGGTTCCACCTTTGAGACCGTCATGGACCTCATCGGCGATGCGCTTGAGGTGGTCGGCGGCGCACTCAACCAATTTATGTCTGTCGCTGGCTACGTAATCGAGCAAGTCGTTCAATTTTTGGTCAGCACACTTGAGCCTGCCTTTGCGGCTATGGCACCGTTCATCTCGGGGATCGTCGCGTCAGTCAACCAGGTGATTAGCTCGATTGCCCAAATCGTGCAGGGCGTCGTCAATTTGGTTGCCGGGCTGATTTCGGGGGATTGGTCCCAGGTCTGGCAGAGCTGCCAGCAAATCGCCAGCGGCGCCGTCGGTGCGCTCGGCGGCATCCTGAGCGGAATCTACAACGCCGCGATGGCTGCGGTCTCTGGCGCGGGGACTTGGCTCTGGAATGCAGGCAGCCAGATCATCGCCGGTCTCTGGAACGGCATCTCGGGTGCCATCGGCGGCCTGTACAACAACATCAGGAATGCGCTCTCGGGTTTGGTCGACGAGGCGATGAGCGCACTCGGCATCCATTCTCCTTCGCGCGTCTTACGCGACAAGGTCGGCAAGTTCATCCCGTCCGGCATCGGCGTAGGCATCAAGCGGAACACCCCGGCGCTGCTCTCAGATGCCGACAGGATGACCGATGCCCTTGTCGACCGAGTGAGCGGCGCATCCGCGGCTGTTGACGTGGCTGCTGGTATGTCACTCGCATCTGGCGCAAACGGCGTTCAGGGGGCATCTGGTGGCGCTTGCGGCCTATCTGTGGATGACATCGTGCTCGCAATCGTCACGGCACTCAGCAAGATCGGTGCGCTCAAGCTCGATATCGACCTCAAGACGCTCGCCATGCTGCTCGCGCCTTGTATCGACTCTGAGCTCGGTAAGCGTTCCGCAATGGAGGTCTAAATGGCTGATTCTAGGCTAGGAATCTACTCGCGCGGCAAGATGTTCGTCGATGACGGCACGGTCACCGTGAACGGCATCAGGCTCGGTGACATGGGATGGTATATGACTGCCGCCCCCGAGGTCGACTCCATCTCGTTTGACACGTCCTACACGACAGTCACCGGATACCATGGCTCGCGCGATGTGTCGCTGACAGACGGCAGCGGCCTCGCCTATGCCGGCAGGCGCACGGTGACGCTCCACCTGCGCACAGTCGGCACGTGGCAAGAGGCGGTCAAGTCCAAGGTCGCGCTCGGCTCCATCGTCGGTCGCGATGCCCGTATCACATGGCGTGCGCTCCCCGGCGATTTCGTCGGCAGGCTCGAATCGGACAACCCAAGCGAGGTCTGGCGGGGCGGTGTTTTCGCCTACTACGAAATCGACCTGACGATGAGCGCCATGCCCATGCTGTACGGCAGGAAAACGGCGGTGAGCGGTTCGAAACTGACCGTGAACGGCAACTGCCGGGTGTTCCCGACATTCACCGCCAAGCTCAAGGCCGAGAAGAAGCTGAAGATCTCCCGCGCGGACGGCGTGTTCATCGAGGTCGATGCCGAGAGGAACTTTGCCGCCGGTGCCACAGCCATCATCGAGACATCGCCGACCAAGTCGCGCGGCGTGTACATCAATGACGTCTTGACTTGCCCGACACTCACATCTGATTTCTTCGACCTACCAGTAGGGGACTCGACCATCACAGTGGTCGGCGCAAGCAGTATCACGACATCATTTGAGCCGCTCTGGCTCATCCCCTAGGAGACGGTCAGATGTCCAAGAGATTCATCCACTTCAACCGCTTCGGCGCGTACCTCGGCGAGCTCACGCCGATGCAGGCCACGCGCACGCGCAATGTCGACCAGTGCGGCGTGGACAAGGTTGAGCTCGTCCTACTGGACAACGGCGTCGACAAGTACGACCGCATCGTGTTCTGCGACTCCATGGGGCGCACGTGCGAGTGGATTGTCATGTCATCGCGCGAGTCAAGGGCGAAGAGCGTGCCGGTCTGCACCGTCAACTGCTACGGATCCATGCAGGAGCTATCACGACACTTCATGCCGACGCTACGCCGCGGCTCCAACGACACGCCAGCGCAGGCTCTTGCAAAGGCGCTCGATGGCACCAGATGGTCGGTAGGTCAGTGCGATGAGGGCAGCGGCACGTACAGCGTCTACCACCAATCATCGTTCGCTTCCGTCAGTGATATTGCCAATGCCTACAAGATGGAGGTCAAGCCGGTAATCCAGCTGTCAGCTGACGGCAACTCCATTACCAAGCGCTCGGTTCGTCTGGTCAAGCGCCTAGGCCGCGCCAATACCGCGCTGCGCCTCGATTACGACAGCGGTCTGTCCGGCATCGACCGAGTGCTGTCCGCCGATGACGTTGTGACGCGCCTGTACTGCTACGGCAAGGGCGTGCAGGCAACGGATGACGACGGCAGTGAGACTGGCGGGTACTCGCGTAAGATCACATTCGCCGACATCAACGGCGGCAAAGAGTACATCCAGGATGATTCGCTGCTCGAGGTCTGGGGCGTGCCCGGCCCCGATGGGTCGCTCATGCACGCCGAGGGCGTCTTCGAGGACGGCGATTGCGAGGACAAGGCCGTGCTTCTCGCCGAGGGCAGGGCGGCGCTCGGCGAGCGCTCGAAGCCCATCGTGAGCTACGAGGGCACTGTCGAGGCCCTCGGTCGTGCCGGATTTGATGCCAATGCCTGCGATCTCGGCGATAACCTTCAGATGGTCGACACCACATTCCCCAAGCCACTGCGCCTGAGTGGTCGCGTGCTGGAGATTGTCGAAGACCTGCTCGGTGACGGTTCGCCGTCCACCGTGAAGGTCGGCAACGTCATCGAGGGTATCGTCAAGCGCTCCGAACACGTTCAGCAGACAATCGACCGCCTGACCAGCAGCGCCGGAAGCTGGGACAGCGCCGCCACGCTCGGTAGCGCCTACCTTGACGGCCTCATCGACGGCCTGAACAAGGTGATGAACGAGACCGGCGGCTACACCTACATCAAGCCCGGTAAGGGCCTGTTCGTCTACGACAAGCCGGAGGATGCCAACCCGACCATGTGCATCCAGATCGGCGGCGGCTACTTCCGTATCGCAGACGGCAAGAATTCCGATGGCACGTGGAACTTCCGCACGCTCGGCAACGGTCATGGCTTGGTGGCGGATGCGATCGTCTCCGGCACCATCAGCGCCAACCTGATCAGAGCCGGAATTATCCAGGACAAAAGCGGCAAGAACTATTGGAACCTCGATGCCAGCGAAGTCCATCTAGGTCCCGGAGCGACGCTCGATGACAAGGACATCGCCACGACAGACACGGTGGTCAAGTCCACGGTGAAGCTCTATGCGAAGAATCGGTCCGACACGGTGCCGCCTCTGAACATGCAGAATCCAGAACTGGGATGGTCGGAAGACATCCCACAATGGTCGAACGGCTATTTCATCTGGGAGATGGACCGCATTACCTACGGTGACGGCTCGGTCAATCACTCCTCACCCGTCCTCGTGGCTGCACTGAACAAGGCGAATCAGAGCGCCTACGACCTCAACCAGTCCCTTAGCTACCTCGATACCACGGTCAACGACCTCGCCACAGACGGCGTCGTGACCGAGGCGGAGGCCGCAGCCGTGAAGAAGGCCAAGCAGGACGTGGACAAGGAGCGCGAGGAGATGACCTCGCAGTACAACGCGCTGAAGTCGAACAATGCGCTCAGCGCCAAGTTCCTCTCGTCCGTCCTCGGCCCCCGCTACACAAAGGCCTTCGGAACGACAGATGAGGGCGGCACGTACGGCGCCCTCGTCGACAAGGTCGACAAGGTGCTCCAGTGCAAGACCGCCGAGGAGCTCAAGGCGGCGATGTACGAGTACGACGCGGCCTACGGAGCCTACTCGACCGCCGTGAAGGACTACGCAGATGCCGCGACCGGGGCGCGCCACGCCATCGAGCAGAAGAACGCGTCGGACTACGCAGATGGAATCCTGAGCGCCTACGACGAGCAGATGGACCAGAAGGCCATCTTCGACCGCCTGACGAACAACGGCGCCTCGCAAGGCATCTACATGCAGAACGACATGGTGTACATCAACGCCTCGTACATGGCGACCGGCACCATAGCCGACAGGCTCGGTCGAAACAGCTGGAACCTCACCACCGGTACGCTCAAGACAAACTACATGACCGCCAACAACATCACGGCAAACGGGACGTTCAAGTGCGGCTACACGAATTGGTACACCATGCTCACATCGGAGGGCGAGCTCGCCGGTTACCGCACCACCAATGGAAGCACCCCGACAAAAGTCGGATACATCGACTACACGGCGTCGATGCGTGACACGGACACGGGTGCCGTCTACTACGGAATCCAGATGCAGGCGCAGGGAAGCGTTCGCATATCATCTCCAATCATCTCCACCGCGGCGACGTCCGACAAAAACGTCACCACGACCTACGGACGAACCGGCTCCGTGTCTCAACCATTGGTCTCAGAGGTGCATGACAATCACGACGGCACGGTCGGGTGGCATTACGGGACCTTCGTTATAAACACGATCAACGGTCTCTTCACATCGTATTCAACAGTCATAACGGGATAGAGAGGAATGCAAATGGCATACATCGTCGACTACATGGCGCATGACCCTGTTGGCAACGTCGAGGGGCAGCTGACCTGCTACGACGCGGAAGCGCTCGCCGAGGCCGAGAAGAACGGCATGTTATTCATCGCCGTCATGAGCGATGGGACGCGCGAGGTGGTCAAGGCATCGGAGGTGTCGGAGCCGTCTTCGCGTGGCCAGGACTTCGTGTTCGTGCAGCCAACCTACGTAGACAAGCGCACGGCGGCCACCGTGGCGTGCTTCGAAGCGCTGTCGGCCATCGTCGACCCGCAGCCGGCCGCGGCGGACGAGACGGGGGAGGAGGCCGATGCCGTCGACCCGGTCGACCCGGTCGAGGCCTTCAGGGTCGCGCTCTCCGCGCTCAAGGCGCTGGAGGCGACCGAATGATCAGTCACCAGATAGGGCTCGATTGGATGTTCGAGTGCGACCAAGGCTAATCTGGCGGGGGACAGCTGCCAGATTATTGACCGCAGCAAGCAACTAAGGTGGTCAAAATGGCTCTAGACAACTTTCGCCGCATCACCATCGATGTGGACACGGCAAACGATTACATTCCGCCAGTGATGCTCTCCGGCGGCGATTCAAACGGTCGCACGCTTCTGGTCAAGCTGACAGACAACGGCAAGGCGATCACGTCCTCCGCCGGCATCACGGCGAAGCTGGCGTACGCCGATGGTTGCGGCAACGGCGGCTACAAGACGATGACCCCGGTCAGCGGTTACGAGACCGCCGCCTGGGAGTGCTCGGCACCCGGCAGCGTGCTCAAGACCGATTCAGCGCATCTGTGCGTCCAGTTCTGGCAGGGCTCGGATGTGGTCTGCACTCGCATCTTCCATGCTTCTGTCGACAGAAATCTCGTATCGCTCGAATCCGGCACGACCAGCGGCGATGCAGTCAAGGAGCTTTACGACACGATCGCAAACCTCAATCAGGTCATTAACCGCGCCAATGCATCAGCGAACAGGGCTGATTCGTCCGCAGCTTCGGCAGACGCCAACGCCGACGCCGCGAACAGGGCCGCGAGCGCAGCCAACGCAGCCGCCAAGCAGGCCAACGCCGCGGCTGCAACGACCAAGCCCTACTACATGCAGGCCGGCGAGCCGCCGCGCGACAAGCGTGTCGATGGCGGACTGTGGATACAGACCAACGAGTCGACGCACAAGATCGCGGCATTCAACCGCTGGGACGCGGATCTTCCCGGTACGGCGCTGTGGCCCGGCGCCACGACTTACCCATCTTCGACCACGTATCCCGACCAAATCGGCGCCTGGACGCCGTTCACCGTCTAAAGAAAGGACACTACAATGGCTAGCCTCGTTACCTTCGCCAAGAAGCTCTGGAAGGACGCGACCTCTGGCGGCACACCAATCACCGCCGCCGAACTCAACCGCATGGAGAGCGGTATTAACGACTGCGCCACCCAAATCAACAGGCTCGGGAATTCCGTATCCCTTAAAGTGGGATTTCGAAATCAGGCAGTATCTGCCTCCGTCGGTGGCGACATGTCCTACGAGAGGCCCCAACCTATCCAGATTGCTGTGAAAACTCCGACATCAGACTGCGTGCTCTGCATCTTGATGGACGGAATCTCCCTATACAACAACAAGACCGAAAAAGTCATCTGGAGCATGAGTGCGAAGTAATAGGAGCATTCCGTATCCCAAAGGCTCGGGAATATACAGGAGGCGAGTTATTCGGCCAGGGCTTGGTTCGTCATCGGGAAAGGCGAAGATGATGCGGACAGACGAGGGTTGTGCTGGTCGGATAATGAGCTATTCATAATGCGTGGAGGAAAGTATGTTGCAAAAGTGACGCTGACGCCGATGAACGCATCGTCCGACCAGGCAGCGTCCGACCAGGCAGGCCCTGAACTCAGGTGAGTTCACCGTTGGGAATCGAGGGGTCGCTGAAGACGGTCTGTGCGTTGATTCGCCACACGAACTTATTCTCATCGGACGAATATAGGCTGATGGATGCGGTCGAAGCGATGAGGATATATCTCCCCATCGAAGATTCGACCTCAAGCTGCACAGGCATCGAGGACGATGGATTGGCGTTCGCTACCGCGTCCACAAGACCGGCTCCCATCCTCGTCTTCCGGGATACGGAATCACCATTCCATTGCCGCCGTATACGAATCGCTAGCACGTGCCACGACCGTCCTGAAGCTCTGTAGGTAGTGGCTCATGGCGGTATTGACCGTGCTGTGCCCCAGCGCCACGGCTATGTCCTCGATGGCGGCTCCATGCTCAAGAGAGATGGTCGCCCAGCTGTGGCGCAGGCAGGTCATAGGCACGTGCGGCAAGCTGAACCGCTTACAGAACGCGCGGAAACGGCGGGCCACGGCATTCGGGTCGAGCAGGCAAAGCCGCCCAGACCTGCGTGTCCCTCGTATCGCACGCAGGCGCTCAAGCGCGAATCGCGGCAGTTTCAGCTTGCGGTCTGACAGCTTGGTCTTGCATCCCGTCTCGATGACCTCGCCGCCGACCACGTGAAGTCCGCGCCGCACGTGAACCCAGCCACTGCGCCAGTCAACATCCTCGATTCTCACGGCGCACGCCTCGCAGCGGCGCAGGCCGAGCGCGGCACCCAAGAGCACTGCGGCCTCGAATGGTTGTCCGACTATCGCTTTGAGCGTCACGCGCTCTTGCTCGGCTGTCAACGTCGGTCGGCGCACCGTGGGCTTTTTTGGCAGCTCTACGCCCTGTGTCACGTCCCAGATGCGCAGCTGGTGGCGGCGAAGCACCCAGCGGTATATCTGGCGGAAGGTCTTGTAGGCCTTCTCGGCTGCGCCGGGTAGGTCGAACGAATCGACCCAATCTTGTACCTGCTCGAATGTGATCGTCTCGATCTCTCGCTCGCCCCACATCGGCATCAGGTGGCAGCGGATGGCGCTGCGATAGCCCTCAAGCGTGGTGGCGCGGAGACGCTTGCCCTTGTCGGCCATGTACTCGGTGATGACTTCGGAAAACAGCATTTTGAACAATCCAATCTCTAAAAAATCCCAGACGTTTTGCATGGTAGACCTCCGCATTTCGTCTGGGATTTTTGGCTTTAAAGTGCGGGGGACGGCGGCTTGATACTCGCAATTAATTCCAAGCGTAGGAGAGGGGGGGTGAGTGGATGGAAGTGCTCAAACTCTTCGCGCCTTATGGCCCAGGCTGGCTGGGCGGCGCGGCACTGGCGCTCATCGCCTTTTATTTCGGAAAGCAATTCCTCGAAGAGTACAAGCGACAGAACGAGCGCAAGGGCGAGATTGACCTCAAGCGCGAGGAGCGCAAGCAGGATGAAGTCAAAGAGCGTGCTCAACGCGACAGTGAGCGGTCTGAGATGGAGGGGCGCATCGCCGCCCAGATGGAGCGCTCGAACTCACTGATGGAAGCCATGAAGACCCTCATGGAGTCGGTTGTTACATCCAATGAGGTCTTGCACAACGACCTTGCGCACAGTCAGGCGAGAAGCCAGGGAATGGCGCAGAAGGTCGACCACATCTGCGATCGGGTCGATCTGCTCTACGACAAAGAAACATGCAGATAGGAGCAATCGAATGACAGAGATTCAGGCGGGCCTCACGGTGTGCACGGTGCTGGTCGTGCCGTATATCGTGCAGGCCATTAAGACGAAGGCGATGACGGGCAATGTCGCTCGCTGGACGGCCATCGCCGTCTCGGCAGGATGCGGCGCCCTCACGGCCATGTCGGGCGGCGTCCCGACCGAACCCTCGGCATGGGTCACGTCCATCTTCGCCGCGGTAGGCGGCGTGCAGGTGGCCTATGCGGCCTTCAAATCGGTCGGTATCACGGACAAATGGCTGGACGCCCTGCTGGCGCTCGGCGACATCAAGGAGGACTAATGGCAGACTTCGCGAACGTCCAACCGGACGAGTACAAGCTTCTGGGGCGCAACTTCTCCGCAGGCCGCCCGTTCGGCATCAGGGGCGTGACCATCCACCACATGGCCGGCGACCTCAACGCCAACCAGTGCAACGGCATCTGGGGCGCCAACGGCTGCTCGGCGCACTACTCGGTCGACCGCAACGGCTACATCGTGCAGCACGTCAACGACACCGACCGCGCCTACGCCTGCGGCGACGGAATCGGCACCGGACGCGGCAACGACACGACCATCTCCATCGAGCACGCGAACAGCGGCAGCAACCCGTGGACGGTCCACGAGAAGGCAATCGAGAGCGGCGCACACCTCGTGGCGGCCCTGTGCCTGTACTACGGACTCGGTCGCCCCGAGTGGTGCAAGAACGTGTTCCCGCACCGCTATTGGAGTGCCACGGCTTGCCCCGGCGAGCTTGCGGGCTCGCAGCGCGACCATTACATGCAGCGCGCTCAGGCGTGGTATGACGCTATGAAGGGCGGTAAGGCACCCGCTCCCTCCACCGCCGCCAAGCCTGCCGCGGCAAAGCCCGTTCAGGCGGCATCCGGCGGCTTCTCAAAGGCATCTGGCAAGCGTATCCCCGTCCACTACTCCCTCCACCTCAAGGGCGGCGGCTGGCTGGACGAGGTGACCGACTTCGGCGCTGGGGACAACGGTTTCGCGGGATACCCGTGCCGACAGCACGACCTGCTGTGCGCACGCGTCGATCGCGGCACGCTCAAGTATCAGGTGCATACTATCGAGGACGGATGGCTCGACTATGTGACCAAGGGCGACCGCAACGATACCGTCAACGGCTGCGCGGGCATTGCCGGCCATACCATCGACGGCGTGCGCATGTACTATGTGACCCCGGGCGGCGAGGAGTACAAGCAGGCGTGGTATCGCTCGCAGACCACCGCGCGCGCCGGGTGGCTCGATACCGTGTGCGACGATGGTTCCACCTACGGCGGCGACGACTACGCCGGTTTCTACGGCGAGCCGCTCGACCGCTTGCAGGTCTGCGTCACCGACGGCAACCCGTACTAGCATGATCGCGTTGGCATTCGTCCTCGGCTCGCTCTTCGGCGGCACCGTGGCGACAATCGGGCTCTGCATCGTGAGCGTCAACCGGCGCTAATAAAATCGCCTAAAGCAAATGCGCCCATTCACCTAAAACGAATGGGCGCATTTCTTTGTCAAATGAACGCCTCGCGTCCTAACTCAGACCATAAGTACTGAAATATGCAGGTCTATGGAAACCTATGGAAATGAATAACTGCACTATGGAGCACTATGAGACACTATGGAACACTTAACCGATACAACCTTTCGTTCTAACCGGAATTAAGAAACCCGCAGGTAGAACGCTTGCATAAAGATTTTGCGTCCTAATTTGTCCTTAAGGGTACCTAACTAATTTTCAAACAATGCCCTATCGACCGTCTCGATGAACAATTCTTTGTCGGGGCGGTCGTAGTGTTTGCCGAGAATATTCTTCGCGGCGTGGCCCATCATTTTGTCCACGATCTGGGACGGGATGCCGTATTTCCATAGCATTGCAGTCGCCCAC